ATCGTGGTAACAGCAACTGCCAGCGCATGGACGTACTCGCCGTGGTAGTTTTGATGACCGTTAGTGAACTCTTTGCGTACCCAACACTTAAAGTACGGGATGTTGCTTATAAGATACATCTAGCCTCCGGATAAGAATAAAGCTCTCTCGGCCTCTCTACGCCTGACCAGTCCGTTCAAGACCTTGCCGCCAGCTTTGTTCCATTTGAGGAACTCATCTGCTGCGCCATCGTAGTCGCCACGATTGTACTTCATTCTCAGGGTGGATGACTGCAAGTTCCCTAACCCCACATTGAACGCAAAGCTGACCAGCGCGTCAAGATGGCACTGATTATCAGCAGCAGCAGGACATAATCGTAGTACCCCTGCCTCAAAGCGTTGTAAATCTTTCTCAAGCAACGTATCAATCTCATCACCGGAAAACGTCCTATTGTGCTCAGTTTTGAGCGGGTAGTTGGCTCTCTCGTCGTTCTTTAACCGCGCTTGATCAGGGTACAGCACATGGCCGTAGGCAATCGTCCACAACGTCGCGGGGCACTTATAAGGGCTGTTGTGGCAGCCCTCAAAGGATTTGATCAACTGAATACCCGCCTCGGATGTACTCATTTCTTACTGAAAGCCTGCGACCCGAACCAAAAACTGATAATTGCAGCAAGGATTGCCATCTCGTCATCGGAGAAAACCATCTCCATCGCTACAGAAAACGCGACACCCGTTGAGTAGGCGTACCAGATGCCGGCAACGTCCACCACGATCAAGAGACCTACAAACAAGTACGTGACGACGGGTCGCACAGAGGCTCTCAGATTAATCACCCACGTGCTGGCACCCTCACCAATCTTCATGTCGTGCTTCCACATAGCGAGCTTTTCCTGCGCCTGTGTCTGCATTGCAATCTGATCGGTCTTAATCTCCTCGACACGGGCTTGGGCAATAAAGCCTTCTTTCGCCAGAGCAATCTCACGCTCGCGGTTAGCCGCCATCAGAGCCAGTTCGTGCTTCTTGTCGCCACGATCTTGGACGAAATCCAGCACCTTGGGCAGGCCGCCAGCAGCAAAACCCATCAAACTTGATATTAAACTCAACATAGTATTTACCCCAGATTCTGAATAATGCCGATACCAAAAGCCACTATTGCACCGACTAATCCCAAGATGGCAACAATCGTCAACGTGTTCTGGATGAACTTACGCATCTTGCGCCGCTGGTTGAGCGTCGCTCTTTCCCGCGTGTCTTTAATCTTGGCGCGATCACGCATCATTGCCGTGTACTCCTCAACGCCCCATTTGTAGACTATCAGTTCCCGCAGTTCTTTCTCTTGCTGCTCAATCTTCTTTCGGGCTACAAGTGCCTGCATCGCCTCCTGCTCGACACTGCCAGAGAACATGAGTTTTTTGAATAACGGCGGGTCTTTGGCCTCTTCCTCCGCGTTCTTAACATCGCTGACGGCTTTGAACCAAGTCCCCAACTGACCGCCCATATCCTCAAGCTCACGGCCCATTTCAATGCCACGTTTAATGACCTTGTACGCAGATGTGGCTATGGCTAACGCGGATACCGGGTCAAGCATTATTCGTTACCGCCACCGTTAATCCGGTTGTACGCGCCAAGCATCAATAGGCCAAGAACAAAAACAGTTCCAGCTTTCGCCAGTGTGTTCAGGACAGTTTTCTTGATGCCGCGCCAGTCAGTAATCAGACTACGCAGATCACGGACATCGTCACCGGCCTCTTCATCGTGCAGACCGACTTCCTTCAGAGCTAACTTCATTTCCTCTCTGATGATCTTGCGTAACGCGAGTTCGTCTATGTCCACGATTCACTCCTCAGTCGGTTCCACGCTCTTTCGTGCATGTAATATAAAACGGTATTAGACACCAGTTGAATCGTTGCTATCGTTCCTGCTGCCGTGAAACTTCCAGAGACGGCATAGGATATCAAAAAAGTCGCTGTGCTGCCGGTTATGCGCCACGTTATTGTTTTGATGATGCTGCGTTTCTTAGACTCCATCGTAGGCGTAACCCGTCTTTACCGCAAAGTCAGGCTCCGCTGGAACACGCCAAAACTCTTTATCTGCGTACTTTTCCCAGACTGACCTTGGCAGTATGGTGGGCCGCTCTTCCCACGTTACCTTGCGCCTTACGGTGTGCAGGCTCTTCATGTTCAACGCCCTGTCAAACACCTCGTTCTCGTACTCTACGTTATCAAAGTCGTGGTCAAAGTACGGCTTGCCGATAAACTGGTAAATCTCGCGCATGACGCTCTCAGGCTTCTTACACAGCGACTCGTACTCCATCAGCATAATCATGTCTGGATTGAGCAGCATACCCTCTTCAAGGAAGTAGTACGGCTTGACTACCTGACCCTCTTTCTTAACATCCATCAGCGCATCGCAGCGTGTGGTCACCGTCTGGCGGGACTCATCATCAGTCAGGGCAGCGTTGTACAGCGTGTTCTTAGCAGCAATGCGCTCAAAGCTGTCCAGTATCCACGGCAGGTCGCGCACACAGCAGATAATCTTGGTCTTTGGGTAAAGCTCTTTTAGCAGCGAGGTTTTGGCCGTCCAGCCTCGGCTTGTGTCAAACACAGTCTTGGGCGTAACTGCGTCATAATAGGACTGCACTAATGCTCGTAAAATGTGCTTCCTGCGCGGCTCATCAATCAGGTGGTTGCTCTCGCTGCCGGTAATGACGTTAATGGTTGATGCCACCAAGCCCTGAACCGGAGAGGAGATGTCCGCATAGAAGTCAGGGTTCTGCCGCAAAATGGCCGACAAAAGTGTAGAGCCTGATCTAGGCAGACCTGATATAAAGAAAAGCTCCTTCATGCCGCAGTCTCTTGTGGAACCCAGTTAACGGTTGCCTCATCCCACTGGTAGCGCACATTACCGCCGTTCATCACAGCATCAGCGGGTCTTGCTACAGGGGCAGCCCATGTCATGGTGTCCAGATAACCGATCCATGATGGGTAGGGTCTACGTGCCTCAAGCTCTGCCGCTTTAAGTGCCATCCAAGCAGCCTCGGTCAACACCTCCAATACGCCAGCTATGGATGTGTCAGCATCATCGTCGCAGGTGCAGTAGTACTTAGGCGCACGAAGGTATGTACCCGTTGCATCAGTGCTGACAGGCCATGTTGATCGCTCGTCCCACTTGTACGCCAGACCCTTAACATCGGGCATAGATGGCCCCGTGCGCTGCGGCTCTTCGGTGCAAGGTATTTTAGTTACTGCATCTACTTCGGTTACACATATATATTGCATTGTTGTCTCCTTGTTAAATTATACGGCAACACGACGGACGGCGCGGACACGGATGTAATTGGTCTTATAGCCGTAGTTGCTCTGGGCGCCGTCACTGAAGTTCTGATAGCGTGCGTCCGAGACAGCAGACTCAGTACTAGACCAGTAATTAGCAGTATCAAACTCCGCCACACCCCCAAGCAGAAACACAGCGGCTGACGTTTGATCCGGCACTCTTGGGCCGTTGGTATAATTACTTGCTCTAGCGGGTACGGCGTTAGGGTTTATACCAGAGCTAGTATTGTTGTTTGCTGTTGATGGCTTCGCGTTAAAATAACACACTTCCAACTCGTTTTTTGCAGGCATGTACCAGTCACTAAAACCGCCAATAACTAAGTCGTTGCAAAAGTGGGCTGCTGGATAGACCGTAGAGTTACCGTCAGCCACCATATCAGCTGTATTTTGAGGGCCGTCAATGTTGCTGTCTGCGCCTGCTGTTGCTGTTGCCGCGTTTTTCCACTGACGTGACGCCTGTGCCGCTGATCTTGAACCGACAACAAGATTGTGCGTAGCTACGCTACTAACACCTATTTGACCCGCAAAGAACCCACCACCATAGGCTTCGCCTATTGCTGGCAACGCAGGTGTCACTGAGTTACTCGCTGCACTTGCAGGGCCTTCGCCTACGCCGTTGGTTGCTTTAACCGTGAAGGTGTAGCTTGTGCCCGTTGTCAGCCCCGTAACCGTAATAGTGCCAGAACCTGCTTGGCTTAATGTGCCTGTGCCACCAGCCGGTGACGAGGTTGCTGTGTACGAGGTAATAGCCGTACCGCCGTTACTTGCGGGAGCCGTGAAGGCCACGGTAGCTGTTGTAGGGCCGGTTTGAGTGGCTGTTCCAATCGTAGGCGCACCGGGTACGGTAAAGGAAGGCCACAGACCCTGTTTCTTTAGTTGCAGGGCTTGGTCAAGCGTCCATATTCCTTTTGCCACAAACGCTGTTGGCGCTATGGGTGTTTTGGTAATAAAGCCACCGGGGTATTTTAGGCTCATGTTAGCTCCTTAAACTGCAACACGGCGGATGGCGCGGACACGAAGTGAGTAAGTCTTACCGTAGCTGGCAAAAAGACCGTTGGTGAAACCTTGCGTGCGTGCATCCGTTGCAGAAAATTCAGTGCTAGACCAATAAGTAGCAGCAGCAAACGCTTCTGAACCCCCTGACTGAAACGCAGCCACGGATGTTTGAGCTGGGTTTCCAGCGGTATAATTACTTGCCCTTGCGGGTACGGCGTTAGCGTTTATGCCCGAGCCCGTGTTGTTGTTTTGAGTTGTCGGCTTGAGGTTGAAGTAGCATACCTCTATCTCGTTCTTCGCAGGCATGTACCAATCAGAGAAACCACCAACCACCAAGTCGTTACAAAAATGAGCACAGGGGTAGACCGTAGAGTTACCGTCGGCGACCATATCCGCTGTATTTTGAGGGCCATCTATGTCGCTATCCGCACCAGAAGTCGCTGTGTCTGCGTTTTTCCATAAAAGCGTAGATTGAGCCGTGGACAGCGGGCCGATAACAAGGTAATGAGTAGCTACGCTACTAACGCCAATGGCGCCAGCGTAGAAGCCGCCCCCAAATGCAGAGCCAATCGTTGGAACAAACTTCGGCCAATTATTATCCGCAATCGCCTGCATCTGAGCTTGTAGCGTAAAGATACCTGAGTAGCTTGGCATGTTATCTCCTTAGACCGCTACACGGCGGATGGCGCGGACACGGTACACATCGGGTTTACCTCGGGTAACCTGAGGGCCATAACTAAAGAACTGTAGGCGTGCGGTCGAAGCAGAAGCCTCAGTACTAGACCAATAACCATCAGCGGCGAACGCCTCCGCCCCTCCTGTCTGAAACGCAGCCGCTGAGGTTTGTGCAGGGTTTCCAGCGGTATAATTACTTGCTCTAGCGGGTACTGCATTAGCGTTTATGCCAGAGCTAGTATCGTTGCTTGTCGTTGTCGGTTTAAGATTAAAGTAACACACCTCTAGCTCGTTCTTCGCAGGCATGTACCAGTCCGTTTGACCCCCTGTAGATAAGTTATTACAAAAGTGAGCGCACGGATAAACTGTTGAATTACCGTCTGCTACCATATCCGCAGTATTTTGTGGCCCATCTATGTCGCTGTCTGCTCCGGGGGTTGCGGTGCCTGCGTCTTTCCATTTGAGTGTAGACTCCGCCGTGGACAGTGGGCCAACTACAAGATTGTGAGAGGCTACACTTGACGTTCCAATCTGTCCCGCAAAGAACCCTCCTTCGTATGCCGCGCCTATTGCGGGTATAGGAGTTACCGAGTTACTTGCCGCGCTCAGCGCGCTTGGGCCGTATGAGTTAATCGCAAACACAGTGACTGTAAAAGCCACTGCAGTTAAACCTGAAACAGTAATCGGTGAGGACGCACCGGAACCTGTAAATGTCACACCATCAGAGGTTCTCTTTGCCACTGCAACATAGCCCGTAATCGCACTGCCACCCACGTTAGCCGGAGCAGTAAACGTAATTGACAGCGAACTAAACCCAGCAGTCGCCGTCCCAATCGTAGGCGCGTTAGGGTTTTCCAACGGGTTATAGAAGGCAGATATAAACCCTGATGGGTATCGCATCGACATAAGCCACTCCTTACGTAATTTCTTCCCACGATACTGTAACAACGATGTCATTCGCTGCGCTGGCCGTAGCACCAATCGACTTGTCTTCTAAGAGATAGAAGGTCGTGGTCTTGTCAGTGACAATCAGCGTTGCGTCAGCAGGGACAGAGATCGTGGAA